AGGGCGGTCAGGGACGGGGAGGTACGAATAAGCTCAGTCCCGATCAGGCTGGGACGGCCATTAGACAGATGCTCCAACTAGGCAATGAGCCGGGCGGAGCGGGAGCCGGAGGTCAAAGGTGAGGACCACATTCATCTTTCGGGATGGTAAGATGATCGAGAAACCAAACGGAGCTGAGAGCCCCAGGGTTTTTGTAATCGGAACTCCGATTGGTGGCTTCTATGAACATCTCTCAAACGATGGGGTTGAGATTACCAGCAGGAAGCACCTGAAAGATGAATGCCGTGCTCGGGAGAAGTATGCCCCTCATGTTTTTGATTGAAAAAGAAGGAGAGAAGTATGCCTGCGAAGAAGACTGAAAAGCTAAGTGCGAAGCCTCAGATGTATGCGATCCTAGAAGAGAATGGGAACATAACGATTGAGTTTCAAGACTTTGCGAAGTTCGTTCCCAGGGTTAGAGAACGCATGATCGTGGCCATGGAGAATAAGTGGGCTGAACTCCAGGCGGTTGAGGTTAATAAGAGAAGGCAGAAAGAACGGAGAGCCCAGGAAGAAGAGAGACGGCAACAGAAGTTGATCGACAACATAGGACCTAGGGCTCTCACATCTGATGAGGCCACCCTACTGTTAGGAAAGGAAGCGTGAGATGGTAGACAAGGCTGATAAGAAGGACGATAAGCAAGACGATCCAATGGCTGCTTTTGGGCAAACTCTTGCGAGCTTAAACGAAACGCTGACGAAACTGCCTGATATGGTGGCAGCAGCGGCTCAGCAGGGTATTCAGAATGTGGTGAACCAGTATGAGGTTGAGCAAACTAAGGGTGCTGATGAACTCGGTGATGACAACTCCGAGGTTACGGATGACGACCTTGAGGGAATGAGTCGTAGTCAGCTCATAAAGCATATGGATGCGAAGCGAGAGAAGGATCTTGCTAAGCTACGTAAGGAACTAAAGGATGACGTAACGGAAACTAAGAAGGGAACCGCTGAAGAGAAACTCCAACGGGAGTATAAGGAACTGGTTGATAAGGAACCTCTCGCAGCTGGTATGCTTGGAACTATGGTGGAGATGGCCAAGAATGATCCTAGCCTCCGTGGGATTTCCATTAACAGATTGTTTAAAGTAGCTGTGGCGGAGCATCCTGAGAAAGCTCAGGAGCTACAATCAAAGCTGGATGAAGATAAGAAGGCGAATGGAGAAGATAACGAAGGAAAAAAGGGTGATGAAGCGGATAAGGTTAAGTTCGGCGGCCTGACACCTACATCTCAGGTTGGTGAGCAAAAAGAAAATACGCGCATGAGTAAGGAGGACGCCTCTGATAAGGCATGGGAGCAGCATATGACGAACCTCCCTCCCGGGGTACTTGAAGATTCTGCAAATGCCTAGTGAAAGGAAAGTGAATCATGGCAGTTCAAACCCTCTCTGAGGCGCTGGACAACCTTTACACCACCACCTGGGAGATGCGGAAGTCAGAGACTGCTGATCAGATCTTTGATGGCACGCCCTTCTGGTTTTGGATGCGTGAGCACGGCGCTCTTGAAAGCGTGTCCGGTGGTCGTTTCTTGTCCGAGCCTCTCCGTTATGCAAAGAGCGATAGGGTGCAATTCATCGGTAGAGGTGGGTCTGTCACTCTGAGTGAGAACGAGTTCCTGACGGAAGCCGTAGATGATTGGCGCTATCTGGTTGATAGCATCGTCAGGTATGGAATTGATGATCAGAAGAACAGAGGTAAGTTTAGGATCATCAACTTCATGAATGCTAAACTGGATCAGAGCAGGGACAGTTTGGTTGACAAGGTCGAGGAGGTTCTCTTCGATCAGACAGGGCTGAGTACTGCTCAGCAGAGCATCGCCTTCAATGATCTGCTCACCTTGGTTGCGGATGATCCAACGACCGGAACGGTCCACGGGATTAATGCGGCCACATACTCATGGTGGCGCAATAAGACCACGAACATGACAGGTCTGAGCTGGGCCGTTCACGGTCATGACAAAATGAGGACGTTGTGGAACAACTGTGGTACTAACCTCAGGGGTCAGTTCCCCAACATCATCGTTTCGGGCCAGACGCCTTATGAGTACTACGAGGCGAGTGTGATCGAGCAGAAGCGGATTGTCAACAAGAAGATGGCAGACGCAGGCTTTGAGAATATCGAGTTTAAGGGAACTCCGATGATTTGGTCACCAAGCTGTGCCAACACCCGGATGTATTTCTTGAACACGAACTTCTTGAAGTTCAAGCATGATCCGATGATGAAGTTCGATATGACCAACTGGAAGGAGATTCCAGCTCAAGTGAATGACCGAGCTGCGCAAATCATTCTGGCTGGTAATCTGATGACCAGTCGGAGAAGGGTGCATGGTGTTCTGCATACCATCGACACTGCGTGATTGGTCTAAGATTGTTCAATATTTGAACAAACTGCCGGAAAGGAGTAAGTGAAATGGCAGGTCAAACGCTTGGGTCAAATGAAGGTCCTCTGAAGACTACGTTTCAGACTAGTCTGACTGAGGTTCTTACGGATGACAAGGAAGGGGTTGGTACTCTCAGGTGGGAGGCCAGCAAATGTTATAAGTGGGTCCAGTATGACACTGGAGCCGGTGCGGTCGCTGCGGTTGCTGGGAATGTGACTTATTATTATACTCTTGATGGGTATAAGAATAACCAGGTAACCAGTGATCTGAGCGACTCTGTTGAGCTGGGCGCAGGTGTTCTTCAGGCTGCGCCGACAGACGGTCAGTATTGCTGGATTCAGATCAAGGGTCCGGCGACCATCACTCCGGCGCTAACCGCCGGTGCTGATGGTGATCCCCTGACCCCTACGGGATCTACGGATGGCACTCTGGATGTGAGTGCAGCTGTCACTGATCATGTCTGTGCTTATGCAGGTGATATTTCTGACAAGGAAATCATCTGTGACTTCCCATTCTGAGGAAAGGAGGTAGCTCATGGCTGCCTATGCTGCTACAGTTACCTCCCCTCAGGCGCGTCCATCGTCCTTGGGCGACTCAGTGGGTCTGAAGATCTTCTGTGGGGAAGTTAACATCACGAACTATAACCAAACCCTTGCTGCGATTACGGGAATCAGTGGGAAGTTCCAAAGTATCTTCGCCGTAGTCGCAGCAGTTTCGGACAATGGTCACGTGTTCGAATGGGTAGACGCGAGTAACGCCTTCAAGGTATTTCACGCTGACTATGATGCAGTCGCTGACGGTGCGCTCATCGAAGCAGCGAGTGATACCGACGCAGGTAGCGCTCACTTCATCGCAGTGGGGATTTAACCTCATGGGGACTCTGCAGCTCTCCGAACTCAGTACTGAGATCAAGGAATTCCATGCTAATAGGGATGATCTCACTGATGCACGCGTTGTAACTGTTCTGAATCTTGTTCAGGAGAGGATGTGTCGTGCTCATGATTTCGAAGAGCTGCGAGTTCTCGAAACCGGTACTTTACCATTTACTAGTACGCCATCAGCCGATCGATTTCTGGCATATACTGATCTTAGCTCTGGTAATCAGGAGCCTAAGGAGATCTATTCCTTTCGAGTGATCGAAAGTGATTCGAGGCACGCCAAGCTTAGACAGTGGTCTCCTAGGCAGTTCGATCAACTAGTCCCAAACCCAGAATACTACGCAACGGGATTTCCTGAGGCTTATGTCTTGTGGCAAGATAAGTTTGAGTTCTTTCGGATTCAGGATCAAGCTTATATTTATAATCTCAGAATGACTAAATGGCCTACTGCATTTAGTGTAAGTAGTTTGACAACAAAAAGCGATTTTAGCCGCAAGGATGATATGCTCATTCATCTTGCAGTATCCTGGCTGTTTGATGGATATGGCGAGTATGAGAGGGCCAAGCGTTTTTTTGGGATGTTTAAGCAGCAATATGATGAGGCAGTTCTTGAGGATATGCGCCGCCCTGATCAAGAGATCGTAGCTGAGGTTGGGCGGGCCGATCGTATACCGGCTGAAGAATATTGGCGATCTCCATTCTCGAACAAGGTGAACTAAGATGACTGTATTCACTGATACCTGGAACGCAGCCTTTCAAGCTGATCCTGCTGATACGGATGATGCTGATGAGGGGGCGGCGAATATCAGGCAAACCCGAGTTGCTGTTGCGGAACGGCTGGTGGTTGATCACAGCTGGGCAGGCGATGGGCAGGATGGGAAGCATAAGGTAGTTAATCTTCTCGTTCAGAGCACACCAACTGCTGAAGCTTCGGTCGGGCAGATTTATAGTAAGGATGTTGATTCAAAAGCGGAGCTTCATTACCAGGATGAGGACAGCAACGAGATCCAGTTCACAACTGGTGGTAATCGCATCGGATTGATTATCCAAAGCGTTAGGGCAACGAAAGCAACTCATCAAGGGATAACTAGCCAGATTGATTTTGATGATACAATTCCGGGAAGTGGTGAGGGTGCGGAGGTGCTCACCGCAAGCATAACTCCTAAGCTTGCCAGCTCTGTTTTACGCGTGAAAGTGTTTGTTCCTGTCTGGACTATGAATGGTATTACAGCCGGGATATTTGCGCTGTTTCGGGATAGTGGAGCAAGTGCTATTGCTGTCGCCAGTCAGCATATTCCGACTAATGGTTATCTTGCTGCGATGGACATGGAGCATCAGGAAGCAGCGAGCGCGGCTAGTGCTACGACCTTTAAGCTGAGAGCTGGAGCAGCTACCATTAGTGGAGCTAATTTGTACATAAACGGTAGTACTACCGCCAGATTGTTCGGAGGTAAAGCGATAACTTCCATGGTAATAGATGAAATCGCTGCAATCTGATGGCTAGTACCGCCCTTCCTGATAACCCCCCAGGGGCTGCGATACATCCTTTCGAGAATCTCGAGGATGCGTATAGGGCTGTTCAGTTGCTCGAAAGGCAGATTGGATTTAATCGTAGGGAGATTGCAGAACAGGTTGACGAAACCCCAGCGGGTTCTATTGGTGGGCTTGTTACTACTCGGGATGCTGGGGATACCTCCCATGATATTAATGTAACCGCTGGTTCTTGCCGTGACTCGGGGAATAATATTACGTTGGTTCTGCCAACGGAGAGGACTAAGAAGATAGATGTTGATTGGGTTTATGGAAATGATCAGGGAGGATTTCCCTCAGGTCTCAGTCTAACAGCTGATACTTGGTATCACGTCTTTCTAATCGCAACTAAGGAAGGCTTAGTAGATATTGGGTTTGATACTAGTCTTACGGCTAGCAATCTGCTTACCGATGCAAGTGACTATGCCTATTATCGTAGGATTGGTTCCTTTCTTACAGACGGCAGCTCTAATATCACGAGCTTTCGATGTGTTGAAACGGCTGGGGGTGGACTTAAGTATACGTGGGGCGCTGGGGTTTCGGAGCGTAGTTCAGCTGCCGCCCATCCTGATGCTGATATCGCTATTACGGTTCCAAGTGGGATTGTGGTTCGTCCTATTACGTGCGTCTTTCAGCAACATGGAACAGCAGGGGATGTATTTACGTATATCGGAGATGCAGGAGCAGGCGCTCAGCTTTACATGTGTCGTACGTCGTTGGCTGGCCAGTATGTTTGGGCCACAAATGCAGGGAGTCATCACACCGATACGAGCCGAAACATTAGGTTGAATGTGACAATCTCGTCAGGAACCCTAACCGGACATACCCTGCTAACCGCAGGATGGTTCGATGATAGAAGGAGTTAGAAGCATGCGAGTTATGATGCTATTGCTGTTTGTGTTTATCGTGTGGGGAGGCGCTTCCCGGGCGCATGATTGGACTCAGTTTGTGGATGTACACGGTGATGTGTTATCATCTGAGGTGACCGAGGGAACTTATTACCTTGGCAAAGCCAATGCTACAATCTGGCTTCCATATAGTGCTGCTCTTTTTGCTGGTTGTATCAAGGTGCATAAAACATCGAATGATGCCGGCAAAGTTCGTGTGAGATCCGAAGGTGGGACACGTATTGGACCTTGGCCAGAAATCGCTTTGCAGGGGCAGGAAGATTGGACCGAGGTCTGCAGTGATGGACAGGATTACTTTCAAGCAGGTGGAAGGTGGCCTATCTTCGGACTGCATTTTCCGCAGCGTACGTTTAAGCCTGGCAATCCGATTAATCCGGGTAATGACTTGGCAGCTAAATGTACTTATCGAATGAATCCAGGTGATAAAATCATCCGAGTGTCACAAAATCTAGGGCTTTGTAATGGCACTGTGATTCTTATAACCCCCGCTGTTATAAACCACGAGGAAGGTGGCTATGCTGGGGGCTATGCAGAGGTTTGTATTCTTGCACTTGATATGGCGCCGCCCAGAGGACCTGGCGGTTGGGGAATCTGGATACATGGAAACGGCCATTCAATTGATAGGCTACCGTTTGGTATCTGGCTATGGAATGAAACTGAAATGGCCTGCCTGTTTTTTGACGGAGTAGAGTGGTTCACAAGACCTAGGAAGCTTTATCAAGGTGGCTGAGGAATAAGCATGACCCGTCTTGCCGAAAACAGAGAGATCGAACAAATTCCCTCTGCTGAGGAATGGGAGTACAAGTTCGTTGAGGATCTCTCGAGGGGCATCAACGTTTCGCTTTATCCTCAAGGGATTGATGAGCAACAGCTGGTGACGGCCAGGAATGTCCGGGAGCAAGAAGGTCGCATAACGCTGGCTCATGGTTATGCTGCTTTTGGGGGGGCGATCAGGGGAAATCCTCGAAAGGAGCATCAAGTCTTCTTTAAGAACGGCTCCAGCAAGCTTGTTCTAATAACTAATCTGACCTTCTACGAATGGGCAGCCTCACCTGCTGAGTGGCAATATGTAAGCAATGGAACAAGCACGACGCTCACAGTCGCTGCAGTTGCGACCGATACTGCTCTTACAGTCGCAGACATAACGGGGTTTGCCGACGGAGAGCATATTGGGATTCTGTTGGATGATGGAACGCAGCATCAAACCACCGTTAATGGAGCGCCGTCAGGCAATACGATTAACATAACTGACCAGATGCCATCCGGAGCGGGGATTGGAAAAGCAGTTGTTGAGGCAGTCCTGTTTAGTGGAACCGATGCAGTTCAGCCTACGATCGTAACTTGGTCGGCGTTTGACAAGGCGTATATGGCAAACGGCGCAGATACACCAAAGCAGTATGACGGGACTACTATTGAGGACATCAGCAATCTTCCGGGAACAACTTTTGTTTGTCGCGAGGTGGCACTTTATCGTGATTTCTTGCTCTTGATGTACACGATTGAGGATGGAACAACTTATCCACAGAGGGTCCGCTGGTGTAATGCTGGAGATCCTACGGCATGGAACGAGCTTGAGAACTTCAATGATCTTTATCGGACGGCCGATAAGATTGTGGGCAGTGAGAACCTGGGACCTTACCACGTAGTTTATAAGGAACGAAGCGTTGTGAGGATGGAGCTGGTTGGAAGCCCCAATAAGGTATTTGACTTCATCACTGTGGTTCCTAAGAAGGGAGGAGTTATTGCAGCTGATACGATCATAGATCTGGAGGATCGTAACATGATCGTGAGTGAGTCGAATATCTATAGCTACGATGGAGGTTTTACCCTTCGCCCGCTGGGAGAACGCATCTGGGAGAATATATTCGGAGTCGGTGGGCGGCTTGATCCTACGAATCGAACTAAGGCATTTTTGTTGGACGTTGTTGAGGCAGATGAAGCTTGGTTCGTATATCCTAAGAACGGAGATACCTACCCGAAGGATTGTTTAACCAGGAAGCATACAACCGGAGCATTTTTCTCCCGAGAGTTTGGGGTTAACATAACTGGATTTGGTCGATTCCAGAAGAGTTCGGCAAAGCGATGGGCTGATCTCCAGGGGAGTTGGGAGCAACAGGTAGGACCATGGGTTGGAAGTCAGTTGCAAGCAAATTCTCCGACCATTCATCTCTGCTCGTGGGATACCACGAATGGCCAGGTCTACGAGATTGATTATACAAAGACAGATGATGCTGGAACTGCAATTTCTTACGAGGTTGAGACTCGGGACTTTTATTATCCTAACCGATTTATTCGAACTAATCGCTTTGAGTTTAAGCTCGCTGGAACGGATGTGCTCGTTGAGTACTCTACGGATGAAGGTGATAACTGGGATGCGTTAAAGACATTCTCACCCGGAGCTGTAATCCAGAGAGTTAGGCACTATAAGCAGATCCACTGCCGTACTATTCGGTTCCGCTTCTCAGGAAGTAAGGGCTTTACGCTTCAATGGATAGCTTTCACGTGGAAGCGTGAGAGCGTTTGGTAGGAGATAAGCAATGGCACTTGGTGCACTATTTGGAAGTGAGCCTTCGACTAAGACTCAGCGCTTGCCGTTGGTTACACCCCAGCAGCGCTTTGGTCAGCAGGATCTGACGGCGGAACTACAAGATCTCTTCAACATTGGGCGGCGTGGCTTAGGCAGGAATGATCCCGCCGCACCGCTTCTTGGCCAAGAAGAGAATACAATCGAAAACTTACAAAAGATCTTCGATCTTAATGTCGGAGGAAAGCCGGGGGCTGAGTTCGGAGATTTGAGGAGTAAGATCTCGGCGTTTGATCCAAGGGATTTGCTGCTGGAGAATGAGGTGCCTGCCGCAGATTTCCTTGAACTCCTTTCTTCCGTAAGCAGTTTGCAATCCCTCAGCGAAGGTTCATCACAAGCTCTGCTTGAACTCCTCAGTTTCCAATCCCCTGACCCAGCGACAGACACCGCAGGGATCGCTCAGGTTGCAGCGGATTCTTTGATTGAGTTATTGACGCAAGGACCTATTGAGTTTGAGGAGTTCTTTCAGCAGAATGTAGTTAATCCGGGGACTGAGAGTTTTAGGCGGGACGTGATTCCGGCGATTCAAGCTGCTTTTTCGGGAGAGGCATCTTTTGGTGGCGAGAGGCGAGAGGCTGCGAATCGGGCAGGTGAGAATCTCTCGGATGAGCTTATCAAGGCACGGAGTGCCTTAGCCCTTGAGATCGAAAAGCTTGATAGGGAAACAGTTCTTGCGGGACTCAGCGTATCGCCTGAGGTCCAGGCACTTCAGGGCTTCGACTTTGAGAATGCACTCCGAGCAGCTCTTGCCGAAGCGGGAGTTAAGTCAGACGCCGCTAAGGCAGGACTCAGCGGGATTGAGCTCCTCTCTGAGATCGAATTTGCTGCATTTGATCGAGAGCTTGCAGCTTTCCAGGCTGATCAGTCCCGCAGGAATGCGACCGTCCTTGCTGAGTTGCAGAAGCTAGCTCAGTTGGCAGGTGCTACGGAGGCTGAAGCTCAGCTTGGTTTGGCAGGAGATCAGCTTGCCCTTTCAGCTGCGTTGGGAACTAGCCCAATCGCTCGAGGAGCTAGGACTGCTGAGCAAGGTGAGAGTACGGTCTTCCTTAATGCACTCATCCAACTGCTTACGCAACAGCAAGATGAGAATGTAGTAACTGTTGAGCAAGGTTCTTCGGGGTTGCTAGGAGGGATCTTGGGCGGCGCTGCTCAGGGAGCCACAAGCGCATTGCTTTCGTAGGAGGTAGGTCATGGCAACTGTTGTTCAAGTCCCCCGGGATACTCGTTTCGAATCTGCAGGGCAAGGCATAGGAGCCCTTATTGGGCTTATTATTGCCAAGCGCTTTGCTGATGATCGCAAGGCGGAGGAAGAGCAGGAGCGCCGTCAGGCATTTAGGATAACAGGCAACTTGCTTGCTCAAGCTCTTGGTGTTGAGAAACCTGCTGGGACACGAACTACTGGAGGCGGCGCTCCTGTTCCTCAGCAGCCGAGCCGTGGGGCAGCAGTTACGGAGGCTCTTGCAGGTTCGGTTGGGAATGAATCTATTACGGCAAACCAAGGGATTAATATCGTAATAGCTGCGTTGCAAGCCCAGCAGAAGGCGCAGACTAAAAAGGCTGAGGCAGCGGCTACTAAGTCGGCCCTAAGCAATTTGGATATTGAGGGAGCTGAGGATATCGCCGCCCTGCCGAGTAATCTTCAGAGTACGATCCTTAACATCAAGAATCGGGAAGAAAAGACCATTAACCAAAAGGTTACGCTGCCAAACGGTAGGGAGGTTAATGTAGCAGTTCCTAAGGGTATGACTCTTGCTGAGCAACAGAAGTTTATCGGACAGCAGGTTCCGGGCGCAAGGCTTGGCAAGGCACCACCTGCTGGACCAGCTCCTGCTAAGCCCACGCAAAAAGAACGGGATGTACAATCTTTCCTGCGGATCTCCCGGTTGGCTGATACCCAGGAGAATAGGGACCTGGCAACGCTTTGGTTCCGAGACCGGGAGCCCTTATTCAGAGCGATGCAGCAACAAGCTCTTGCAGAGGCTGAGGAGGATCCCAGTAATAGGTTTGAACCAGCCGATGCGAGATTTAATCGCATTCTTCAAATCGCCAAAGGTCAGGCGAGTAATATCTACTTTCGGCGCAAGGGGTTGGGCGGACTCCCGGAGGTTCAGAAGCAAGCAATGGATGCGGCGAAACAAGCAGTTCCTGAATTC